AGCAAAGAAATCCATTACCTTACCGGTAATAATTCCTAGTGCTTCCATTGCGATGGCTAGCTTTCTACTTCCTTCTTCTGAATTCTTAAAGTAACTAAATAACGAAGTAAGTATAATTAGGAGAGCACCTAGTCCTGTAGCTGCAATTGCACCTTTAAGACCTTTAAATCCGGCTGTTGCTCCTTTAATACCTGCTTTCATATCAGCAAAGGCTTTCTTACCTTTCGCTAATATAGAATTCTCTTCAGCTACCTTCTTGGTTTCTTTACCGAGATTCTTCATCTCCTTCTGTAATTCCTCTACGGACTTTACTTCTTTCTCGATACCATCAATGGTAAATGTGATTTTAACTTCTTCTGCTGCCATACTATTTAGAAATATAATTGTTGACCATTTTGAATTAGCTGAATGTCATCAGCATATCTTTCTGGGTTTTCGATTCGCTTTGCACATGGTAATTCCCATTGAATCCAATAGATGCCATCTTGCCATACACCTCTTCTACCATGTTGATCCTTTCTAGGATTACCTTTAAGTTTAAACCTATCTTTCGATTTACCTAATGGTATTCTTTTAACAGGATCTCCCATTGTGAAAGGTTCGTAGACTTCGCCATTGTATGCAATATCCCATGGTCCGCATTGTTCTACACCTTTTAAGAGTTCTAACACCTTAGGTGGATCGTAAGGACCCACTATGATAGCATCTATATCATTACTAGATTCTGAGTTAGTTAAACTACCTACTAAGTATAGGTCGTAACCATGCCAATCTAAATCAAAGATTGGCTGGTATGCTTGTTGAAATTCTTGGTCTCCTAATATCATATCTTTTAGTTTATATTGTTGCTACAAAAATGTAAGGTGTTGTACCGATTGTATTGTTAAAGAATTCAAAACCATTTGTGTTTGGACAGAAACAGCCATCAAACGGTTCTCTTATTGCATCGCCTAAGCTAGTAGCACTATAGAACCAATCATTTCCACCATCACTGACACATGTATTATCTTGATCCATTTGAACTAATGTATTTTGAGCAGTTCCATATACTGATTGTAGGGTCGCCCATGTTCCATCATAACAATACCATCCATCAGTAGGTTCTGAATTTCCAGAGTCAACTCTAATAACTACTACATCTATATCATCAGCTTGTGTTTCTCCTTGACATACACCACCAACAGTATATTCTCTAATGTATGAGATATCTGATGTAGGAATTACTACTTGACAACTAACTAAGACTGAGGTTAAACTAGTTTCACAACCTACACTATCTGTAAGTACATAAGAATATGTAGCACTTGCTAATCCAGTTCTTGTTAAACTAGTACTACCATCAGACCATAGGATAGTGTATGGTGCAGTTCCACCAACTCCTGAAATAGTTACTGCTCCATCTGATGTATAACAATCAGAAGGTTCTGTAATGTTTGCTGATGAGCTTAATTCACTTGCACTAGACTGTGGCACTGTAATAGTATCTGTTGAGGTTGAACCAACATTATCTGTTATTGTAATTGAGTAAGTTCCAGGTGTTATGTTATCTATTAGACCAGGGTTAATGTTAAATACACCGCTATCACCACTACTAGAACTCCAACTAACTGGGAATTGAGGTAGAGGTGCACTAAATACATAAGTAATTTGTCCATTCGAACCATTAAAACATGAAGGACCTTGAGGAGTAGCAGTAAAGTTAAGTGCTGCATCGCTAACTGGTGTTGCTACATAATCTAATAGTTTAATTAATTGAACTTTAACAGGACCTGTTTCTCCTATTTGTGCATCGTTAATCTTTTCAGGTCTATAATACGTACCATCTACAAAAATAACATCATCAAATGAGAATGTTTGTAGGTCTACATTGTTAAGAGTAAAGTATGCAGTGATTCTTCTAGCATTCTTATCGTATAATGAATTAATATAACCTGACCAATATGTATTGTACAAGCTTCTTTGAGTAATTAAACCATTATATCCACTTACATTATCTCCCCAGTAGGGTATGTCTACATTCCAGTTTAGGACTTCCGAGTCAACTGTCATTGGCCATTCATTATAGTAACTAACCATAGGATAATAGTCTAAACCATTAACATTCTGTGGCATGCCAACCATATACCAATGACTAGTATTAGTTAAGATTTCTTGTAATCCATTATAGTATAAGAATCTTGTTTTAGGTTTAATTGGTAGGTGCTCTAAATTGTTATTAGTAGAAATAGATCGTGTAGTTAATTGAGGTATAATAAACCTAGCCGTATCACCAGCTGCTTCTATTTGTGTAACAGGAGTAGGAGCCCAATTTGTCTCTATGTTTCGAGTACCTTTTAGCAACTCATTACCACTATCAAACTGTAAATAACCAAATGTATTTTTATAGGCTTGTTGGTGATATGTGTTAATAAAGTCACCATCTTCTTTATGTTTAAATTCTATTTGATCTGACTGTGTGTTAAATAGAGGTTCTATTATAAAATCTTTATCTCTAATTAGTTTATCTGACCAATCGTACAGATCACCAGATGCAATGTAATCAACAAATGGCTCAATGATAAAGTTTCTACTATCTGCAGGATCTGGACTCATTACAAGTCTAAATGTAGTTAATAGATCTTTTATAAATTCTATTTGCTTATAGTCACAATCTAAACTTGCAGTAGGTAACGAGGCTCCTGGTGCAGCGACAGTTTCAAATCTTGAAAGATTAACTTGTGCTTGACTAATAGGACCGTTAGTTTCTAACTTTAAGTGAACTTGATCACCTGCTGTTAAACTAATAATACCTTGTACTGTAAGAAGCACAGGTGTATTAATACCACCACTATTATATGAACCAGTTGCATATACTGTTGAACCTATAGAATTAGTTAATAAGAGTCTAGCATCTATTGGTGAACCTGTTTGTGGATTATCATAGTAATCAAACCAACCAAGGTATTGTGCATCTGCTTGAAAAATGTAACTACCTGTAACTGGCGCTACATATTTACTACTAGTATTTGAATACTGATAGTTCTTACCATCAGATGTAAATGTATTACCACTTGAAGGATCGGCAACAGAGTCATTAACTATGATATCATTAAGTCCACTACCTGTTACTTGTTGTGTAGTCGTATCATTAGCTAACATAATATTATTTGAGTTAGAATCTAAATCAAGATCTACTCTCGATTCATTACCAAAGGCACTTACATATAGTTGTTTAAATTGATCACTATCAAAGAATACACTTGTAAAGGTATAACCAGCATTTGAGAATATTTCATCTACTAGTCTTTTAGCTCTAATCATAGGTTTAAACCTATTTAAATCTAAGGACTTAAGTACTTGATTTTCAGGGCCTTGTGTAAAGTTATTAGAACCATGTAGAGATATTCTGGCTTCTTGTACAGCTCCTGCATCGTCATAAGTATTACCAAAGTCGATTAGAGGATATAGAACATCTCCATTCTTAAGACCATCTGTTAATGTAGGTGTTTGTGAAATGAAGTTTTCAGTTATAGGATCCCACTTTGTTTCTGAAGGATATGCTGACCAGCTTTTAGCAAGCTCATCAAAGCTTACTGTATGTGATAAGTCTGTAATATTAAGACTACACATTGTAGCATCTCCAATAGCACTCGAAAAGTCTCTCGTTTCACCTAAGAATATAATCTCATAGTCTATCTTATCTTGTGAACCATTAACAAAAATTCTTTGTAATCTAATGTGTCCTTGTCTAAACTCTGCACCATCTACTATGATTTCTGCAGGTTTCTTAACAGTAACATCATAATCAATACCGTCAACTAAGAATGCCATTTTAAAGAATTCATTATTGGCACTAGTTGCAGGAACTCTAAGTGTTCTACTAAATACTGACTTAGCCTCTGCATTTGTAATATCTTCTACAGATAGGTTAAGTTTGATAGGTTGAGTCTCGTAAAGATCTAACCAATATTGATCAAGTCGCCTTGAATCATCGTATACTTTTAATTGAATCATATTATCCTCTTTGTGATTTCAGGTTGTTAGCTAGTTTAAACTTAATTTCATATTGGAATAGTTTATCTTTTCTATAAGACTTTTCAGTCCAGCTTGTTGAAGTAATATTACAACCAAAGAAAAAAGCCTCATAACCTGCAGGAGCCGACTGTCCTAGTCTAACTCTAACATCTGGTGAGTTAAAGAGACCTTCTAAGTAATCTGCTTCTTCGTCTGATAGATATCTTGTCATAGCTGTAAAGGTTTCTTGTATCTCTTGTGAGTAAGTAGTAAAACCTCTAGCACCAGACGTAGTTGCGTAGTTAGCGCCATTGTAATCTACTGTGTTAGCTAAGAAGTTATTAGCCTTTCTTTTTGTTGATCTTACATTCTTTTTGGTAAATGTATAATAGTCTCTAAAACCATACGAGTTTAACCAAGAGAATTGTATGTTATCATAATCTAAACAACCTGTATTATTATATACTGCACCTCTACCATAGATTCTGTACATCTGAACCCAATGAATTGATTCGTCAGTATAACCAGTAAATGTAGCTAAACAAGTTCCTGGTGTCCATGCTACGGTTTGTACGTAATAGTAGGCTACTGCAGGGTCTAGTGTAAAATTAACACTAAGTAAACCATCAGTATATGTGAAGTTAACTAGGTTTTGTGGACCAAGACCTGCTGTAATTACTGCTGTATTATTTTGAGGTTGGTTACCATCACCATAGTCTATATTAGGACCACCACCGTTTGCTACAACATTAGGAATAATTACATCATCTACTACTGTTCCATCATTTTCATAAGTAGTAATTCTAAATCCTTCGATACCTTGTGCTGATGCAGGTGGACTAGGTAAGCCACCAGTATAAAGAGGATTAAGGTAACTAACAGTATGTAAGTCAGATGCAAAGACATCGTGTATTTGTACCTTAGTATTAATACCAATTGAACTAGGAGCAGCTACACCCATTGTGGCTAGTTCACTACCTCTAATATATGAGGTAAAGTCACTCAGTGGTTGACCGTTTGAATAGATGTTAGTACATGGTGGATTTGAATCATCACCTTGTATTGCACCTTGATAAGGGCCTTCTTGCCATGTTAAATCATACCATGGTTTCTTTCCACCTATTACATTATAAGGACCATAGGATTGTGGTCTAAGATCTACTACACCACTAGTTTCATCTCCTATTCTTAAGATGTATTGTTCTACTTCTTGTTCAGAGTTTTGTAAGTTAGCGGGTGAGACACTACCTAAACCTAATAGTTCTGTATCAATAGGTGATACATGTACATAAGTCTGTAAGATGTTTTGTATATCAAAGATAGCTTTACCTTGTGAGTTTGCTGTTTGTCTAATGTCTGCTAGGATGGTACCACCTAATGTTCTAACTTGTAAAACAAATTTAGTAGCTCCTGTTGTTAAATTACTTAGTGTAACAGGGTTAGGGCCATAAGCTAGGTTATAGTCTCCTGGTGATTGTGTTAATGAAACTGTTGATGCCATATTAAAATTCTTGAGTTAATTGTTGAGCCACTCCGTCGGCTATTATTTCTGTTATTAGGTCTACGTCAAAGAAACCTCCTCTATATGGAGGCAAACCAAACTTTCTTTTTTTATATGCATAGAAGGGTTCGGATGTAGGTCTAGGACTTACTCCGAACGGTACTTCGTTTGCTAATGTGTTTTCGTCCTTGCCGTTAACACCAAAGTTTTGGAACATACCATAGTCTAGCATTTCTATAAAAACTGAGTCATTCTGTACTTTTGCTTTTATAGAATCTTTTAAATACCCGTCTTTGAATGGTGCTGCGCTTTTAATATCATCTACAATAGGACCTGCAATCTGTAATAGGATTGCACTAATGTCCGTCAGTGATTGGCCAAAACCTTCTAGTTGTTGTTCAAATTCGTTTAATGTCATCTTAGCAAGTTACGTTTGTTTGATATTCAAAGTAAGTAATTACTCCGCTTTCTGATTTACCTATGTACATATTAGGATTGGATTCGAAACCGGTATATGCACCAGGAACTCCAACTGCTCGGATAAGACCATCTGGGGCATACCAAAACCAACCCTCATATTGTGGATTTCCATTACTAAGGTATACTTGAGTTCCTACTCCTAGTGTTTCATTCTTCGCCCAATACATGTAGTTTCCGGCGGTTTCGACGTTGTCAGTTTGAGGATTACATCCTTCAGGATCTGCTAACAAATATGCGGACATATCATCCCATTCACATTTAGCATTTTCAGCGCTAGGACCTAGTCTAATATCGTTCAACTGAACTATTGGGTTTTGTTGACATGGTGTTTTAATACGCCATTGATACCTTACTAAAGTATTGTTAGTTTGGCCAATTGCCACGGGATTTACTTCTAGAGATGATATTTGTTCCATACCTGTAATAGTTATAGTTGATCCACTTAGGTCACCGTATGCAGTGCCTGAGCCTGTGCTGCCAGTTTCTAGGTAGGCTCCTCTTTCTATACCTACTGTAAAGAATTTACCATTGTTCATTTCGACTACACAACCTAAGTTAGTGGACTCTGCGAGCTCTTGGATTCTTTGTTGGTTGTAAGCACTAAGGTCGTTGATTTGAAATGTTACAGATTGTTTAAAGGCTATGATACCACCCATCTGATTAATCTCGTAGGTTTCTGTAAAGTTACCTGTTCCTTGATCTGCTTCTATCGTTAACCATGTTGCATTAGATGGATCGAATCTTACGACTATACCTGTAGTGTATTGAAGTACATAACCTGTTATAGTTTGTTCCGAGATATAGATGTTCTTAATACCTCCTAGGTTATTGTTACAACCTTTACTTATTCCTTGTGTTATATTGCTGCAACTCATATTATATTGGTTGGTATGATCCGATTAGTCTTGTGTTAATAGATGTAGTATAACCTGGTTCTGATACACCAGGATCGTCGAAATCGTTAACTACAATAAAGTTAATTATACTAGGATCTAGTTGTAAGCCGTTCCATTGGCATTCATACTCAAACGGTACTCCTATTTCGGCTTCTGTAGGGAATGTTGAGAATGTAGGTTGTATAATATCTTGTGGTCGACCATTAGTATAGAGAACTGTTATTACTCTAGGATTAATGAAAGGTACACCTGCACCACTCACTTTAACAGCGGTACCGGTTTCTCTGAATGTCCAGTTGTTAGTATTTGGAGTTAAGATTCTATAGAAGTTAAATGGATCGTCCTGTCTCATACCATTTAAAGTATCTATTCTTGTATTAGGATACTTCTGAGGACTTTGTTGAGTGTCTGGTGTAAAGGTTTGTTCTTGTGTAGATAGAACGTCTAAGACCAAATCAGCTTCTGGGAAATAAGGTGTAATACAATTATTAAGTGCTTGTGGTATTTCAATCTCTAGTGTTGCGGTCATACCAGCAACTGAGTCTTGAAACCTTTCTTTGAATGGTGTTAGTTGAACATTAAGAGTTAAGTCAAACTTCTTTAGAGGTGATCGAAACCTTAGGTAAGCAAGTATATCATCAATATATTGTTGACACTCTGATTGCACTTTAAGATAGTTATAGTAAGTATTGTTTGGATCTTCTTGTACTACATCCATACTTATTAGGTTCCATCTATAAGTTATAGTCTGGCCATTACGACTTCCCTGTGTAGGGTTAAGGTATATGTAAGGATAGTCTACTGTGTGAGGACTAGTGCTATCAGTCGCTACTGTTTTAATATCTGTGATAGCTCCATACCCGAAGTCTCTAAGGATACGATGTTCTTTAACCGCTTGGGCTACACTATCTACTACGTCTTTGTAAGTCATACTTTCTCTTTTGTTCTAATCTTTTTTGTTCTTCTTCTAGAGCTCTCTCTTTTTGTAGAGCCATAAAGTTAAGAATCTTTTTAAGAGGTTGTTCTGTAACCTCATCTAATTTAAGTACATCGTCTTTTGCTAAGCCAACGATTACTCTATACCAACTTCTAGCAAGATGTAATCTTTCTAAGTGTGTGTGGTCGTTACCTTCTATATCGATATCATTAATACCAAATAAGAGTTTATATTGTCTATAAGTAAAGATACGATATTCTGCAAACTTGTCAATTGCCCATAGGGCTTCATCTGCATAACGTGTATTTACTTCGAGTAGTTTGATCATATCCTGTAAGTGTAAGTTCGTACCAAGGTTTAACCAGATATCCATGTCGACAAACTCGCCAAACGATAGATCATCACTTGCTTTCATCTTACATTCCTTTCTTTCATTTAGCTTTGCTACTATCAGGGAGATTGCAAGTACTAAGGC